GCCGGAGCCGGAGCCGGAGCCGGAGCCGGAGCCGAAACGGCGCAAGGCCAGACGGAAACGCGCCTAACCCACACCCAGGGCCGGCCCGGATGCCCTCCACCGCGGCCCTTCCCTCCGCGGCCGGGCCGGCCCGCTTCCCCGAGGATGCCTCCATGCCTCCCCTGATCCAATCCTGGCGCGATGTGTACGGACTCGTGTTCGTGCTCGCCGTCATGCTCGCCGCGTTCATGGTACCCGCGCTGTAAGGAGTCCTGCCATGCCTACCCCTCGAATCACTCACGCCATGCTCCGTAAGCTAGGCGCGTGCCGCTCTCAGCGTCTTCTCTTCCGTAAGCACTACCCCAACGGAGCGCAGGTCACCATTGCCACCGCCCGGAAGGCCGCGCGCGTGGGCTTCGATCTCGACTGGCTCTTATTCGCCCTTGTCCCTGAAGATTCTCCGGCACGGGCCGCGTACGACGAGGCCGTGCGCCCGGCACGGGCCGCGTACAAGGAGGCCAAGCGCCAGGCACGGGCCGCGTACGACGAGGCCGTGCGCCCGGCATGGGCCGCGTACGAGGAGGCCGTGCGCCCGGCACGGGCCGCGTACGACGAGGCCAAGCGCCAGGCACGGGCCGCGTACGAGGAGGCCAAGCGCCAGGCATGGGCCGCGTACGACGAGGCCAAGCGCCAGGCATGGGCCGCGTACGACGAGGCCAAGCGCCCGGCATGGGCCGCGTACGAGGAGGCCGTGCGCCCGGCATGGGCCGCGTACGACGAGGCCAAGCGCCCGATTATCGTGACCGCCATTCGGACCGTATTGACCAAATGAGTCAGACCCTCAGACCCTATCAGCACGCCGCGGTCGACGCCACGCTGGCCGCGCTTGACCGCGATCCCGTGCTTGTCGCGCCTACCGGCTCAGGCAAGACGACCATGGCCGTGGAGATTGTCACTCGCCTTCACCGGCCCACGCTCTGGCTCGCACACCGGGCCGAACTGATTGAGCAGGCCGCGCACCGCTTAGAAGACTTCGGGCTGGCCGTGGGCATTATCAAGGCCGGCATGGCCCCGTTCCCGCTCGCACCGGTACAAGTGGCATCTGTCCAAACCCTAGTCCGCCGCACCCCGCCCCGCGCGGAACTGATCGTGATTGACGAATGCCACCACGCGGCAGCCGACACGTACGGCAAGATTCTAGAGCAGTACCCGAGCGTGCCTACCGTGGGCCTGACCGCGACGCCGTTCCGTTTGGACGGCCGCGGCTTGGGCGACATTTTCGGTACCATCATCACCGCCGCGGCCGTGGCCGAACTAGTCGAGCAGCAGTACCTCCACGCCCCCAAAATATGGGCAACTAAGGCCCCGGACCTTCGCGGCGTCAAGGTGACCGCGGGTGACTACAACCGCCGGCAACTTGCCGAGCGGACCAATACCGCGGACATGCGCGCGGACATCGTGGCGCAGTGGCAGGCCCACGCTGCGGACCGCCGGACCGTGGCCTTCGCGGTGGACCGACAGCATTCTCGCGACATCGTCGCCGCGTTCCAAGAGGCCGGCGTGCCCGCGGAGCATGTGGACGGGGCCACCCCGGCAGACGAGCGCGCCGCGATTCTAGGCCGGCTCCGGACAGGGGAGACTCACGTAGTCTCCAATTGCATGATTCTGACCGAAGGATGGGACCTGCCCGCGCTCGAATGCGCCATTCTGGCCCGGCCTACCGCTTCGCTCTGTCTCCACCTCCAGCAGGTGGGCCGGGTCATGCGCGCCTGCGCGGACAAGGACGGGGCCATTGTCCTAGACCACGCGGGTAACCACTACGCCCACGGCCTGGTTACCCGACCGATCCAATACAGCCTCGACCCTGACACCAAGGCCGGCCACACGGAGGGGCTGGGGCTCAGGCGTTGCGCGGCGTGCGCGTTGCTGTATCCACTCTCGACTCGCGAGTGTCCGGACTGCGGCCATGTGAACGCGCCGAATGAACGGGCCAGGCCCGAAATCCACGGCCCTGGCCAGCTTGCGCCCCTTGATGACTGGACGTACAAGACCGCGCTGTGGAACTCCATCGAAGCCGAGCGCCAGGCGATGGAGTACAAGCCGGGCTGGAGTTACTTCCGGTACATCGAGACTACCGGCGAGCGCCCGCTCGTCATCGCGGGGGAGCTTGTCAATCCGGTCAAGGCCACGCAAGAGCAGAAGGCGACTCAGTACCGCCGGCTCTTGGCCCAGGCCCGGGCCAAGCAGTACCGGGACGGCTGGGCTGCGCACCAGTTCCGCGACGTGTTCGGGACGTGGCCGCGGGGCTTCGTGGCGCAGGTCCGCAGAGATATTGACCGGGCCGCGCTTCGTGACCGATTCCGCCAGGCCGCGCTTGCGGCCGGGCCACCTACCTACACAGGGACACGCGTATGAAGGTAATCTGGAAATGGGCCTTGCCGATTCAAGATGTTGTCGTGATTGACATGCCTGTTGACGCGCAACCTCTAACAGTCCAGGTGCAGAATGGTGGCCCGCAATTGTGGGCTATGGTTGATCCGGACGTGGAATGGGGCTCCCGGACGTTGCGAATCTATGGAACAGGCCATCCTATCCATGAGGCTCCCGGACAATATATCGGCACGTTCCAATTCGCCAATGGGGCGCTGGTATTCCACGTCTTCGATGTTACCGATACGGAGGCTTCCCCATGATATGGCTCTGGCTTGCTACTCACTTCACCTGCTTCGTGGTTGGCTTGGGCATGGGCGCAGGCCTGGCTATGTTCGCGCTGTACATCCCCCCCAGCCCCGAACAGGAAATGAGGCTCTAGACATGGCCGCGGAGAAGACTGTCCAGAACGCCGTCCTCCGCCGCTTCGGCACGGACCCGAGGCTCCGGCTCTGGCGGCAGAACACCGGCGCGGTGAAGATGCCTGGCAACAAGCCGGGCCAGCGTGGCCGGTTCGTGCGGTTTTCCATTCCCGGGGCCGCGGACCTGACTGGCATTCTGCCGGTACAGCAACACCTCATATGCCCGCACTGTGACCAGATGCTCACCACCCCGCCGCTTGGCGTCCGGCTTGAAGTCGAGTGCAAGGCCCCGGGCAAGAAGCCCGCGGCCGAGCAGGCCGCGTACGGCGCGATGATCCAGCGCTTCGGCGGCATCTGGGTATGCGCGGATGATCCGGACACCGTAGCCGCGGCACTCGCTCCCCATCTGGAATAGGAGCCGACTCGTGAGAGACGACGCGCTCGACCTGTACATGGCTCAAATGGCCCTTGAGGCGAGTATGTCCCGGCGCCGCCGCGCCGCGTACCGCCGGCTCGGCAGCGTGCCTCTGGTACTTCTAGGCCAGGGTATCCGGCAACGTATCCGCGACGCGGCGTGCAGGATTGCAGTCCATCATGGGTACCACTGTCGCGAGCGATTCGGCTTGAAGCCCAAACCACACCGCCATGGCATACGCCAAGCCTGCCCCTTCCGGCCAATTATCAAAGACGAAACTGACCTCGTTCCAGACTAGGCCGCCCTTCCCCTTACCGCAGGAGTAGCTCCATGACAACGCATGATGAGTTGTATGTCGCCGCGCAGCAGGCAATCCAGCGCGTCCACGCTGACACCTCCGTGTCGCCAGAGAAAACGCTGGAGACCCTCCAAACCCTCCAAGAGGAGATTGAGGAATTGATGGTGGCCGTTGAGACTGACATTGAGAACGCCGCGGAATAGCTTGTCCGAGGCCCCAACGGGCCTCACAACCCATGCAGGAGGATAGACCCATGGCAACGGCGAAACGACTGACTAAGGCCCAGCGCGAGGCCGCCCAGAGCGAGCGGCTCCGAACGCTAGTGCTCGACATCGCCTCAGGGGCCGAGGGCGAGAATATCCGGGAGGTGATTGCGGTGTGGCACGCGGATGCCGGGTTTCTCGGCCGCTTTCTCCCTGCGCTCAGGTCGATTCTTGATCTGGGCGATTGCGAGGCCGAGGAAATCTTCGCGCTGGAGAATCTCGGAATGTTCCACGACATCGACAGCACCGTGGACTATCTCTGGGGCTACGATGTGCGCGTCGACTAGCCCCCACACAGGACGGAAACGCCCCCCTTGCACCACACAGACAGCGCAGACCCGCTCCGCTCAGTAGAGTACGGCCATGCTCGCCTCGGATGGAGCTTCACGCCCCTCCGGGGCAAGCGCCCGTACCTCAAAGGCTGGGCAGAACGGCCGCGGGAGACTCTAGAGCAGGCCCTCACGTGGGCTAGGGCCGGCAACGTGGGGCTTCGCATGGGCCGTCGAGGCCCGGACCGCGTGGAGGTGGCCATCGACGTGGACACAGGCGCGGACGTGGCCACGCTGGGCCTTGTCGGCACGGTCACGGCCTACACTGGCTCAGGCGCAGGGATGCATCAACTCTACTGGACTGAGGCCGAAATCGGCAACAGCGCGGGCAAGCTGGGCGCGCACATCGACGTCCGGGGAGTAGGGGGGCAGATTGTGTTCCCCGGCTCTGTCCATCCTGACACCGGCCGCCGGTATGAGTGGGCGCCGAAGTACGCTCCGTGGGACGTGCCGATTGCCCGGCTCCCCGAGGCCATTGAGGCCGTGCTTGTAGCCGGGCCGGACCGGGACGAAAACGACCAGCCCCCGCTCGTGACCGGCCCCACTCGACTGACGCGACTCCAGCGTTACGGCGCGCAGGCCATGCAAGCCGAAGTGGCCGCGGTGCTCGCCGCGCCCAAGGGCACGCGCAACAATCGCCTCAACACCGCTGCGTTCTCGCTCGGCACGCTGCTACCGTCCGGCGCGCTTGATCGGGCCAGTGTTGAAGCGGAGCTTGCCCACGCGGCGGCCGCCGCGGGCCTGCCCGACAAGGAGGCCGCGCTGACTATCCGTTCGGGCCTGGAGTCTGGCATTGCCCAGCCCCGCACCGTGGCCCTTCGCGCGGACCGCACCCCGGCCCCGGCCAAGGCGACGTCGACCCCCACACCGCCCGCGGCCCGGACTGTGGACCAATACCGCCTCGTGCCCGGCCCCCATGTGGACGCGGACGGGACGTACCACGAGCAGACGAACGCGACGTTCGCACAGGACGCGCTCAAGGCATTCCCCCGTGACTTGATCTATCGGAAAGACACCCTACCCGGCGAGCTTCTAGGCGAGCCCGGGGCCCGGGTGTGGCAACCGCTTGACGCGGAGCGCGTGATGTTGGGAGCGGACGCGCACCTCAGGCAAGCCAAGTGGGCCAAGACTCGGCAGGGGGAGCGTGTGCTCGTGTACCAGCCTTGCACGCGGCAGAACGCCCGGCTCATCATCGCGGCCGCGGCCAGCGCGCCGGCCGTCAGGCAACTCAATACCCTGGTCGCGTATCCTACGTTCGCGCCGGACTTCTCGCTCCGGCAGGCCGGGTACAACCCCGCGGACGGCCACTACTATGACGCGCCGGCCGGCCTTCGCGACTTCAAGCCCGTACGCGAGTACGGCCAGATTCATGCCGCGCTGACAGAGCTTGTGCAGGACTTCCCCTTCGCGGCCGAAGCCGACAGAGAGAACTTCTACGGGTTGCTGCTGACTCCCCTTGTGGCGCCGGCCATCGACGGTAACCGACCGTTGCACCTACTCAATTCGCCGGTGGAGCGTACCGGTAAGACGAAACTCGCGGAGGAGATTCTAGGCGGCATCATCACGGGGCGCCAGACGCCGGCCATGCAACTGACCGCGCGAGACGAGGAGCGGGACAAGCGAATCATCGGCTTGCTGCTCTCAGGCCACACATTACTCCACTTGGACAATCTGCCTGCATTCATTGACTCGGGGGCGCTGGCCAGCGTCATCACCGCGACCACGTACAGCGGCCGGATGCTCGGGGCGAATACGATCTTGAACCTGGCAAACAACATGACCATCGTGGCCAGCGGCAACAATGTGCAGGCGACCGGGGAGCTTGTCAAGCGCGCGATTCCGATCCTACTGCAGCCGCGCACGCCGGACCCCGAACACAGAACGGACTTCACGCACCCGGACCTCCGCGCGTACGTGCGCTCTGTCCGGGGCCATGTACTGGCCTGCCTAGTGGGCATGGTAGAGAACTGGCGCGAGGCCGGCGCGGCGCAACACGCGCACCCGCTGGGGGGATTCGAGGCCTGGAGTCGCGTGGTAGGGGGGATTCTCGCGCATCACGGGTACAACGCCTGGCGGCAGAACGAGGCCGAATGGCGCGCAACGTCAGACCCCCGGGCCGCGGACCTGGCCGAATTCGTCCGGCTCTGGGCCGCGCAGTACGGAACCGAGCCCCAGACGGCGAGCGCGCTCCGGGACCTGGCTTACCAGCATGACCTGTTCGCGCACATCTTCGCGCGGCGCAATCCCCACGCGCAGGCTATCGCCTTCGCGGCGCAGCTACAGGCCGCGCTCAATCGCCCCCTTGAGGACTGGTTCGTCAAACGCGATCCGCGGGCCAATCGCAGTCTCTACCGGCTAGAGCCCGCACAACTTGTGGAGGAGCCCCGCCATGAATCGGCTATTACCGTGCACGCGCGAGACTGAATTGGACACCGCTCCGCCCCTGGCATGGGCCGGCGACATTCCTGACGAGATGGACGATATACCTGAGCCCGAAATGCACGAATGGCCGCCCGAAGTAGCGGCCGAAGCCGACGAACTCGCCAGGGACATGGGTTACAGCCCTGCCCAGGCCTTCGCACTGTGCCGGCGCGCGTGCGAAGCGGACGAGGAACTGAGAGAGAAAGAGGACTAGGAAATGAAAGCCCTCACGAACCCCTACTGGCAGAGCCAGGATGAAGAGCAAGCGCTGTACTGCGCGGACGCGCTCGAATGGTTGCGCGAGGCCCCGCTGGCGTCCCGGGCCGATGCCCTCATTACAGACCCCCCATACGCGTCTGGGGGTTTCTCTGAGGCCGGCCGCAAGGCCGCCGGTGGCCAGGGGCTTCGATCTTCCACGCGCCGCGACCGCGGATGGTTCTCCGGCGACAACATGGGCACTGCCGGGATTGCCTGGCTACTGCGTTCCATGGTAGTGGCCGCGCGGCCGCTCTTGAAGCCGACCGCGTCGATTCTGATCTTCTGTGACTGGCGACAGGTCGTCAACCTGGCGCCGGCTATTGAATCGGCCGGTGTGCGGTACCAGAACCTCGTGGTGTGGGACAAGGGCAGCCCCGCGCTGGGCCGGGGCTTCCGTGCTCAGCACGAACTCATCATGCACTTCACCTGCCGGGCCCGAGCCAAGTACTACGATACCGGCGCGGGCAACGTGCTGACCGTCAAGCGCCCCTCGAGCACCACGCGCCGCCACCCGACGGAGAAGCCAATCGACCTGCTGGCGGACTTGATCCGAGTAGTCACGCCGCACCGTGGGCTCATCATTGACCCCTTCGCAGGGTCAGGCACCGTGCTGGCCGCGGCCCGGGCCATGGGCCGGCGAGCCGTCGGTATTGAGAACGACCCGGCTATCTGCGAAACGGCCGCGGCATGGCTGACTGACTACGTCGCGGACATGCCCGGCATGGTGGGACGCTTCCAACTGCCCTTACTGGCCTCAGGAGAGACACCGTGACAGACGCCTCGATATGGAGCGAAGTGGTGTACACCATTGGCTATTCAGGCCAGACACACGAGAGCTTGTTGGTTGCCATACGTGGACTGGTGCGTGTCATTGACGTACGGTCACGAGCGAACTCCAGGCGACCGGAATTCCGCAAGCAAGCACTGCGCCAGGCACTGATACAGGCTGGAATCCAGTACGAACATTGCCCAGCCATGGGCGCGGACGCTCCCCCCTTGGTTATGGCCCAGGCGGTAGAAGCGTTCATTCGTGGATTACGTACTTCCGTTCCCTTCGAAAGAACATGCCTTCTCTGCCTTGAACATTACCCCGAGGATTGCCACCGGTCATATCTACTTGAACCGTACTTCCGCTTGCACGATATGCGGCTATCCCACCTGCTGCCGCTCTCACCAAGAGAGTTGGCTGAACAACGGCTGACAGGAGACAACTCGTGACAGACGCCCCGATATGGATCCGAGAGTGGGCCATGCCCAACAAGGACACCCTCACGATTCGCCCGATTCGCGAACTCGTGGAGAGGTACATCGAGAGTGTCCCGCGGGAGCGCGGAGTACTCTCTCGACTAGGGCCGGTCGTGGATCCCTTCGCGCGGAACTGCGAACTGGCCGATATCACGAATGACAGGGACACAGCGACGGCCGCGACGCACCACATGGACGTTGACGACTTCTTGGCCATGCTCCAGGCCATGCTCCGAATCTCTGGAATGCGGCCACGGCTCGTGATCTTCGATCCGCCCTACACGTACAACCAACTCCGCGAATCCTACAAGCAGCGTCTCACGCAAGCCGAGGCCCACCGGTTCGGTATCTGGACCAAGGCGAAGAACATGATTGCCGAAATGCAGGCCTCGGGTGACCGCGTGATTCACATGGGCCACCACTCAAACGGCATGTGCAAGAAGCGCGGGTACGGCATCATCGAGGGACTGATCGTGGCCCACGGCGGGGCCCACAATGACACGCTTGTGATCGTGGAGGAGAAGCTGCCCCCCGAACACACACCGAACGAGACCTAACCATGACCTATCGGTCACAACTCTATACCAGCACTGGCCGCGTTAGGTCTGTTAGGTCTGTTAGGTCTCCGGGCCTTGCGCATGCACGCGGACGCGTGCGGACTGTACCTAGACACACGCGTCCCCGCGCGTGCGCACACGACACAGACCTAACAGACCTAACAGACCTAATCAGGCCATACGCAGCAAGGACTTATGACTGTAGGTCTACGGATACAGACCTAACCAGACCTAACTTGAGGCGTCAAGAGCGTTGTCGTTTCGGCCCACAGACCTAACAGACCTACCCGAACCGTCAAGAGTGTTGTCGTTTAGCGCTCTGGACCTAACAGACCTAACTACCATGCCCAACTGCCCAGATTATGCCACATGGGGACCGTGCCCCAGGTGCGGCAGCCGAGCCCTTGAACTCTACCGTACGCCTGCCGGTACCACCGTGCCGGCCTGCCCGGATTGCTTCAAGCCGGATCCGTGCCTGGCCCGTGTGGCCACCGTGCAGGTGGCTGGCCATGTGCCTCCACAGCACAGCCCCACAGCGCCCGCCTACGCCACGCCGCCGCGACCACTATCCCGACCCGCCGCCCTGCCCCTCTACGTGCCCCCTTGCCCCCTCCC